CCCATATATATGGTTCCACTGACTGCCGCCGTGTTCTGTGCAGAAAAGCCAGTCACGTTACTCGAACCTGCGCCACCGCTTCCCGAACCTCCGGGAGTTACGAGAGTTCCTGTAATTGCAGTGTTCGATGCACCCCCACCACCACCTCCAAAGTAAGATGCAGTGTATGGATAAACCGCGTTACTAAATAGAGTTCCCACACCTCCGCTACCAAGCGTGCCCGCGTTCGTGAATGCAGAAGTTCCCGTACCTGTAGTCACATTTGCACTCCCACCCGCACCACCACCGGATGCAAAGGCTGTGTTCAGAGACGCCCCGCTCACAAACATAAACTGTGAGTTTGATGTGTACGCTGTCCCGCTCGCCCCGCCAAACGCACCTCCGTACCCGCCTGTAGCTATGTACCCGTTAAAACTTGAGGAAGAACCATTTGGACTTGCCTGACTTCCCCCAGTTCCCACATTCACATTGTACGTGCCAGGAAGTAAAAACACAGACTGATTTACGACCCCTCCTCCACCGCCTCCCGTTGCATTGAAAATAGTCAAGTTTACACCAGAAGGTAGAATAATCCATTGAATTCCTGTTATGGCGTTGATTGTAATCGTAGACGAGTTGGCAGCCGAAACCGTCCCGCTAAATTGTACACTTTGTGAAACAAAGGTGGCTGATAAACCTACGAGCGCAGCTGAAGCGGCTGGTGAAACTGGTATAACACCGGTTGTGGTAGGGTTAATACCTGATAGAGTTACCGTAGTACCAGTAAACACGTTACTTCCAACTGTGATCGTGGAAGTCCCTGTTAAAAATGAAGCAAACGTGGGTGCTGTACCGAGATTCAGAATCACACCCGACGCAGAAACTGAAGCTATATTTGAAAAGGCTGGATCTGCAGACCACAGGATTGAAGTGATTGCTGTGTTTGAACCAACAGCTGCGCCTAACATGGACGAAAGAGGAACCGTGAGACTCGTGGAAGTTGCAGGACTATAGTAAATATTCGAAGAGTTTGTAGTCTCATAAAGACCGTTCGAACCGGCACCGCCACCACCTACGACGAGGAGATTGACCTGTGAAGCTGTGTTGATTGTGAACGTGCCATTCGTCGTAAAGGTGTGAACCGTATTTGATAAAATGTTTGAATTCAGGACACCACCTGTTCCGATAATCGGCGATGAAATATTAGACTGTGCATCAATTGCTGCAAAAACCCCATTTTGTTCATCAACATCTAAAAAAAGCTGGTCGCGAATAATGTACCAATCATCGTAAAGAGTCTCGATGACTGTTTCATTCACTAGGAGATCAATCTGTTTAATGAGAGCTCTACCAATATGTTCGGAGTAGACGAACCCCTTCATGGCGGGCATCTTCACGCGAAGATACATGTTCGAAAGCAAGTGACCCAACTCTGTCGGGCGCAACTCGATTTGAAGAGTGTTTCCCTGATACGAGGGATTAGGTGGTGGAAACGGAGTAACTCTCTGGAACATAACAAAGTTTGTGTATTGTTTGAAAAGTGATGAAAATTGAGAATTTGCATAATCGTTGCTCAACAGGTACGTGTCCTGAGGACCTATTGCGGATAAAGCAAGTACCGACCCCTGTGAAAACCCGCGGTCCTTCTTATCGATATACAGCTGAACAGGTGGAGGGTTCCATGCCGTGCCCGTGTTTAATTCTCTGAGAGGCGCTGAGTTTCCTGTTTTTATATTTTGATTCAAAATTACTATCCCCTTGGGGTCGTATGATCTCGTTGTGAAATTACCAGGGACAATGGTGTTTGTGTAATATGCTTCATGGATAATCGCAGGATAACCCTTGACGTAAACTGGGACATCAATCTTAGGTGGGGGGCTACCATCTATAGTCTCTAAAATTGCCAAGTTTTGTGTTACTATATAATCACTTGCAATCGCAGTGACTTCATATGTAGATATTCCCTGACTATAAGAAACGACTCTCAGAGGCATCGTTATCCCTGGAAGATTCTCCACAATCCATCCTTTCCCTGTTCCCTGTGGGGGTGGTACAGAAAAAATAAAATTAACAACACCTTGATTTACTGTATAGTAACCATACAAGGGGGCGCTCACCTTTTTGGAAACAAATTGAACCTTTCCCGGTGCATAAAGAATAGCTCCCGTTGCATATTGCACTCCTTCAATTGTCTGGTCCGTGTCTGTCTGAAGAGTAAATGACCAAAGGTACGACCCGTAGTTATCAAGAGCTCCGTTTGCGTTGCTGGTCCCAGTGACTTGGATTTGACCTATGATTCCAGTTATGCCGATGGCAGTCCATCCAACACTCACCTGTATCGATGTAAATGCGTTCGTAGTAGCATAAAATGTCACCTCTTGAGGACCAGTTACTTTATAAAACCCATTCACATCAACTGGTGAAAGAATAACTGGAGTTTCTTCTACTAACGGAATAGTTGCTTCAATAGCAGCCTGTGTAGCCTGAGCAATTATTTCAGGAGATGCAGGCTGCAGCAGGTCCGTAGGCTGCTTCGAGACGCCTTTCTTAATAAATAAATCTTGAAAAAAGTCCAAAGCTTTTGTCTGGACTCTTCGCTCCAATTGAATAAAATTTTCGAATGCTTTTTGAGATTCTCGTTGTATCCCTGACATTCTCTCTACAACTCACTCAGATTATTCTTCCACATTTGGACCACAGATGTCGCCTTGAGTTGCTCGCGTTCCGTGTTTTTCACAGTACACAAGTCCTTGAGCTTGAGAACCTCCTCTCGCGTATACTGGTAAGTCTTGATATCAAGGAGCTTTGACCAGATTTCCTCTTTGAAGTTTTCAGCTCGAAGTTGTCCCCTAATCTCTTCCAAAGGTACGTTCAGCACCTGAACTCGTTTGTTGATAACGAATCCTATGAATCTTGCCTTTTCACTCAACCACTGAATCTCAGAATCCAGCTGCTTGAGGAGGTGCGCCTTGCGTCTCTTGTATGTGCCAACACGGATCTCCATATAGTCCACGAGAATCTCCTCTGGGCTGGCGTACTTTTTGACAGCTCCATTAGGACCGATGAGGTACATGTTACTCGTGTGAATAGTCTTGGTTAGACCGAGATCCCTGATAGGGTTTTCCAAACCCTCTCCACCCCATATGCGAAAGTCAGGTGTCGTTTCACTCGAGTGATTCTCATATTTCTGGATAGTACCCTTGTCCACCAGGTCGTCCAGGTGCTCCTTGAAGTCCTGGATCCACCGACCAGGTGGAAGCTCCTTCACGTGCAACTGGCTCCCCTCCTTTTCCACGAGACCCTCCATGACCCATGTGTGATCCTTTGTCTTTGTAATTTTGCCCTTAAATCCCTTGAAATGAGGCTTCATTGCAACCATTGGAACCTGTTCAAGACCACACAGAATATTGTGCTTCACAGCCTCTGCATCAAACGGCGGAACATAGCAGCTGAAGCCCGTCCCGATACCTTCGGCGCCATTTATGAGAATCATAGGAATGACTGGTGAGTAAAACTCGGGTTCAACATGCTGACCATCATCCACAACATATTTTAGAACAGAATTGTCTAAAGGGTCGAAGATGGTTTTCGTATGAGGAGCAAGTCGTGTGAAGATGTACCTGGAACTCGCCGCATCCTTCCCACCTGCCAAACGGGTTCCAAACTGCCCAGATGGTTCGAGGAGGTTCAGATTATTTGCACCCACAAAGTTCTGGGCAAGGTTCACGATTGTTCCCTGGAGACTTGCTTCGCCGTGGTGATACGCCGTCTGTTCAGCCACGTAGCCTGCCAGCTGCGCCACCTTCATGTCATGTGTCAGGTTCTTCTTGAGGCAGGCGTAAATCACCTTGCGCTGGGAAGGTTTGAGACCGTCTGAAACGTGTGGGATAGATCGCTTAATGTCTTCTGCGCTAAAGTTGGACAAATCTCTGTGGACGAAATCACTGACAGAGAGAGTCTTGACTGTACCATATGGAATCTCCTTGGGAGGAGACGCCATGTGCTTCGTCAGCCACTCCTTGCGGTCATCTGCAAGAGCCTTGGCAAACGCAAGTCGCATAGACTCGTCCACGTGCTCATCTGAACTGAAGGCGACCGTCAGGCGGTCAATTTGCTTGAAATACTCCTTGGCTTCTGCGCTCGTGGAGGTTCCCAGACCCTTGTAGTACTTGACGTTTCCGAAGGAAACCGCAGCGCCTGCGGCGGCGGACTGCTGCGCAGTCCTGAAAGCCTCTTCCGTAAAGTACCAGGTTTTCCCCGCTTTGATGACTGGGGTCACCATAGAAACCACAAATCCCATCTCTATGAGTTTAGGCCAGTACACGTGGAACATGTTGAGGACCAGACCCTTGATGTGAGACCCATCCAGGTCAGCATCCGTCATAATCATCAGACGCCCGTAGCGCAATTCTCTCAGAGAATTATAGACCTTGCCATGTTGAAGCCCGAGGATTTTCTTCAAATTGGAAAATTCTTCATTTTCAGTCACCTGTTTTACCGTAGCATCCCGAACATTTCGAGGCTTTCCCCGGAGTGGAAACACGCCGAATGCGTTGCGTCCTACAACGCTCAGACCGGCAATAGCAAGAGCTTTCGCCGAGTCACCCTCGGTAATAATAAGCGTACACTCGGTACTGCGATGAGTTCCCGCCCAGTTGGCGTCATCGAGTTTCGGAACTCCCGTAATACGCGACTTTTTGGACCCATCTGTCTTTTTGAGCTCTTTGTCAATCTGAGTGAGTCCCTTGGACAAGAGATCGTCCAGGACCCCTGTAGCCAAGACATCCTTGATGAATTTTGGTTTAAAATTAATGGTTTCGGTATTTTTTGAAGTGCACTCAGCCTTGGTCTGACTGCTAAATGTGGGGTTGATTATAACTGCTCGGACAAATATGAAAAAACTCGCCTTAATTTGAGCAGGTTTGAGGGTTGCACATCTCTTATCCTTTGATATCTCATCTACCAGTGCCTTGACCACCTTGTCAACATGCGAACCACCCTTGGTGGTGGCAATACCGTTGACCCAAGAACACTGCTGGAAAGCACCCGAGGTTGAGTGACACACGGTAATGTCGAGAGAGTCTGTGTGCATCTTTGCTAAAGGAACGTCACCAACGTGCATTCGCACGTACTCTTCCAGGCTGGGAACCTCGAGTTTCCGAGTGTTCAAGTAAATTTCAGTCTTTGAACACCACATCGCTGCGTCCCATGTTCGCTTTTCCACCAACTTGGCAAAGTCCCCAGATCCACCGAAGCGTTTCCAATCCGGGCAAAAGCTGACTGATACAGAAGGAATCATCTTTTCATCCTTGATGAGTGGGGGTTGCACCTTGCTCATATTGTCCGTCCAAGTTTGCTCATAAATCTTTTTTCCGTCACTAATTTTGATTGTAAATTTAGAACTGAAAACGTTTGCCAACTTGGCTCCGTAGCCGTTGCGACCACCAGTCACACGCTGTTCATCGTCATTGTAGTTGGAACTGGTCAACAGGTGACCAAAGATGAGTTCAGGGATCCAGAGCGGGACTCCTTTGGAGTCCCTCTCAGTTTCGTGTTTCTTGATTGGAATTCCAACCCCTGCATTGTAAACCGTGACTGAGTTGTCGCTGCCCAGGTGAACCCCGATACACGTCATCTTCTTGGGGTGGAGTGAATATTGATCGATGGCGTTGACCAGGACCTCATCAAATATCTTCACCAACCCAGATGAAACAGAAAGCTCAGAAATCTTGAAACCGACCCCGTCTCGAATCCAATAGGAGGAAGATTCGGGAACGAGGGATCCAACATAAGTGTCGGGACGTTTGAGAATATGCTGAACGTGTGAGAGCCGTTCATAGCTCATCGTTTATGAAATTACGACTTGTCTCTTTAGCTGCGATAGTTTTTTAACAAAATTGAAAATACAAGGGCTGTGATGAGAATCATGAGAATTATGGTTGTATTGTCGAACAGTGGTTCTGGAGCCTCAGGTTCACACCCTGATAACCAATGCTTGAGAGCATCCTCATATGACACAACAGGCTTCCCAATACTTTCGTTTACTTTATTATGAATATCGACCGACCACCTGAATTGATCAATGTCAGGAAGTGGGTTCTCGGCGAGCAATTTTGAAAAATGAAGACTGCACCCGAAGCATGGAAGAACCAACTGGTATGACTCAATGAATGTCTTGAGACCTGCTTTATCAACAGCTGCAAGACATGCAAGGTGAAATGCACCCCAGAAGTAAGGACCGAAACTCTTTGGACACAGTCCCATTAATTTATGTAAAGAAATTAAAATGTGTATCCAAACGTATCAATTTCATACTTGAAATACCCTGCTACGAGTTCTCGTGTTTCATCTGTGTAATATTGTTGATAAGAACCTTCATAGTTTCCTTTGTTTTGTTGATCTAGTGGTAATTCTGCTCCTAAGATGTCTTGGATCTGTTTGAACTTTTCATCTATCTCTTCAAGTTTAATTACAATGTCAAAATCTTCTGCTTTGGCGTTTAATAAGTTAAAATGGGTTGATAGACCCCACCCCGGTACTTTTTTTATA